CCAAATGCACTGAAGGCATTAGTATCTTTAGGGAAGCAAGCACCACCAAAACCAAAACGACCATCTTCGCCAGGAACCATAGTGTGACTAGAATGTACTCTCGCATCAGCACCAATAGCACTAATAATAGTATCATAATCAGACCCATTTCCATCAATCAACTCCTTAAATTGGTTGAACCACATAACCTTTGTGGCAAGAAACGAATTGACACCATACTTAACAAACGATGCATCTTGTGCAGTCATCTTATGTACTGGACACGGTTTACATTTACTCGATTCTTTATATAACTTGTGTAGAGCATCGGTTGACGAATCAGACCCACCAAAGATGTGCATAGGTGGATTGACAAAGTCGTGTAATGCGTTTCTTTCTGTAAGAAACTCAGGATTGTAAACCACCCTGTCACACTTATCAGATAACTCTTTAACTATACTTGGAATGACTGTAGACTTAATAATGATAAGTCCATTTGTTCTCAAAGCAAGTTTGGTAACTACACTTATAACTGTTGAAGCGTCAATAGATCCATCTTCACCAAATGGTGTGGGTACGCAAACAAATGATGCATCCGTATCAGGATCTACATCATTAACGTCTGTACCTAGATTAGGATCTATTAATTGTAATTTGTTATCAAAGCAAGTAAAGCCATGTTCAACAGCTTTACCTACGAAACCATATCCAACAATGGCAATGCTCTTAGGCATGACCAACAGTTTCTCTTTTAATATCTTGATGATTAAACTCTGCCCAATACAACTCAAAGGCAACACCTTCTTCAAGGCATTCAAACTGATGATATACCCCAGGTTTTACCTTAGTGTACATCCCAGGATCTAGAATAGTCTCATCAACTAAATCATAATCTTTCTGCCATACTCGAATAAGCATTCGACCACTCTCGACATAAAAACCATTCCACTTAAACTCGTGGAGATGCTTAGAGCATACTCCACCTTTGTTCATTTCAATTCGGTGGAACTCTAGTGCACCATTGGCTTCTACTAGTTCTGTCCCACCCCATACTTTACCTGCAATCATAATTTACCACCATCCTAGTTTATTTGTGTTATGTATAATAATAGCAAAGCAAGTAAGGATGTGGATAACCCACCAGAATGTTCTGATAGCCGCTACTGCATTTGCTTGTGCATCCGTTTCGCCTACCTTTTCACCAAGGCTTTTAGCCCAGATTCGCCATGCTGTTTTTAGCATTCCATTAATATCCATTCGGTACTAGGACGTAATGTATCGTAAGTACGATTCCCAACGAAGCACCAAGCCCAACCATCATCTTCAAGAAGTCTTTACCTATTAATGGAAACACTGTCTTGATTTTTCCCTTACCTGTATATGTAGCCATTGCTAACTCACGTCCACATAAGAGACCCACGAACACCCATGTTGTTGACATAGGAATATCATTCAACTCTTTAAAGAAGAATAGGATTGCCCAATAGACTGCATCGATAATAGTAGCAGAACGTACATAACGTGTGTTGTGCTTCTCAATAACAATCTGTTGGATCTTACCACCACCTTCACGTAGCATGAATGCCAAACCACCAACAAAGACTACACTAACCATAATCATCAATGAAATGTCAAGTTGTCTTGGAAGGAACACTGCGATATTAGCTACATCATGAGATAACCAAGTAAACCATAAGAAACCTGTTGTGATCCATTGACCAATTCTCCAATATGCTTTATGTTCTGGTTTAACATCTTTAGTTTCATCTAGAATACGACTTACAATCATCCAGATTGCATAAGCGGCAACTGCGGCAACAGCATAACCCATCATGGATTTCATTAGCATTTTCTCTAACACGAATGTAGATGCAAATGCCGATAGAACTAAGAACGATGTAGATACTGGAACACCTACTCTGGTCAATAGCAAAAGAACTGCTGGTGCTAGTGCATGATACCATTGTACTTCTTGAAATGGAATCTTATTAAGTCTTCCATAACTAATATCACCACCATTCATATACCAACCATACCAAAGAGTATAGAGTAGAACACCAGAAGCGGCTAACCACATAGTCTTCCAACTAAATCTTTCATTATTACTTGCTATCCAAGTACCCAAAGTTTGTACAGAATCATTTGCTATTACTGCGTAAGCGGCGAATATAAATCCTACCACCATCCATATCGTTAGTGCGTCCATGTTTAAGCCTTTTTCCTAAATTTACGTAAACGAGCAAACAACCTCAATTGCTTCTCTGTTATAATTCGTTTTGTTTCACTACGGCGACTACGTGCCGCCTTTGACAATTGCATTCTAATTGCTCTATTCATAATCATATAACTCCATTCTTGTAGATATATTCCAAAGCACGATCTGCTTCGACTTGAAGTGGTCTATTGTTATACCAATTACCATTCTCTGCGTCAAACTGAGAACACATCTCTGCTATCTGATCAGAGGTAATTGGGTATCCACGATAGCTTGCATTCCCTGCTGTCTTAACCATTATAGCATACATCTTAGAATACCAACCAGTTTCATTGATTGTTACATATTCTGCGGCTAGGTTCTTAGGCCAGAATGGGCAGTCATGATAACTAGACCACGAGTATTCTGTATTAGTCAATCTACTCTTACGATGTTCTAATACTGCTTTCTGTAATTCGGGTGACAGTCTATCCATAAAGTTCTTACTATCACGCCGACTGTCATATGGATGCGTTGCTAGAAGCTCTTCCACATCAAGAGGCCGACCACTGTTAACGTAAAAGAAGTTAAAAGCGTTAGCGTAGTCAGCTGGTATGTAATACATTCTAGACAAGTCTTTAGTCTGTGCATCTCCAATTGAATCTGACCACTTATTGAGGGCATACCAGAAGTGACGTATTCTAGGTTCGTCAACCTCTGTTTCAAGATTGAATACAATCCGAAACTTAGGATGTACGTCCGTACTACTAGCAGTGCTATACACAACATAATCAAGATCACCATACTTATCATTAAGTTCATTTTCTAAATCCCCTTCGAAGACATGATCGTCAACATCAATAGCACACCAACTTCCCCAAGCCAATACGTTCTTGTTGGCTCTAGTAGTATCTGGTTTATAAATTGCTGGTGAAATGAGTTCTGCATGCTTCTTTCCTTCTGATGGTGTTGTTGACAGTTTACGCAATAGTCCAACAAAATCATCCCAAGACTGGAAGTCAATCCGCTTGTCTGTTTTGTTATCATACTGATTTTTGAAAACTGTCAACGAGTACATTATACTAGGTCACTTTCCTTCACAAAGACACCATCAATCATACGACCTTTGCGATCTTTAATATCATCGTAAGCCACCTGTAGACATTCTTGCATAGACAAGTTATTACGAGCCATGATGTTAATTAGAACCACCATCATATCACCGATATCATCACGGATGTCTTTACCTTTACAGATGCTATCTGACAACTCACCTGCTTCTTGAATGAGTTTAAGGTACTGATCTTTATCAGTAGAACCCTCAATCAAATTGCGGTCATGATGCCATTGTTCAATTAATTCGACAAGATTTTCCAAGTGTGTCTCCAATCATCTACTTGATTTACGTTCTTAAAGTTAAGTGCGGTAGCGATATCATGATCGTTACCACCAACCATAGTCTTATCTCCAAAGAAGGTTATCTCTCCTTCAAAGTCTGGTAAGATCTGAGCTTTGCCACATCCAACAGGTGTTATATCCAATCCAGTCTCGCCTGCTACTGTAGCCATGACGTGACCTTTAAATCTATAATTGAACTCATCGGCAATAGCCTTGCGTTCTTGGAACATCTCTTCATACCAAATGTAATCTTGACGTTGAAGAGGACCTGCATTCCTACCAACCACACTGAAGTTACACAACCCAGGCCGATGATCGAAATGATTACCAGTCCTCATAGTATATCTTGAACTGTGTAGTTTGTCAAGTAGAAAAAGGTTAGCTTCATGAGATAGTGACCAATCATTTGTTTTGATACCAACTCCTTTATTGTAAACATCGTTACCAGAACATTGATAGCATTTTAAAGTCTCCCACAGATCAAATCCAATCTGATCAATGGTCATCTCTTTCGGAGATCCAGTGACTAGTGTAACACTACGATCCTTTGCCCAATCGATAAAGAATTCACGAAACTCTGGATCCATCATATTTCTACTAGGTGTAAGGGTTCCATCAACATCAAATATGTAATTCATACGAAAAACTCCTCTAGTGTCATTGTATCTTCATGCCGCCAACCGATAGCAGACAGAATAGGATCTAGAGGATCTAGGAACGTCTTCTCAAACTGCTTCTCGTAGTCGATGTAGTTATGTAGCTTCATCTCTTGAGGAAGGTACTGCGGAAATCCAATAGCATTCTCTTTGATAGGATTAGGAAGTCGCATATAAGCAAACTTGATCTTCTCACCATTTTGGATAATGCCATATCTTTTGTCTAGTCCCAAACGCTTTATCTCGTTATTGTAGTTGATAGCACCACGCACATGTATAGGACAAGACTTCTTATATGGCTTATTACCATTCCGACTTGTAGGTATATCAATCCACTTGTCAACATCACTTACTCCACGTGGAAACGATACTTCTTCGGGAGAAAGTGTATTAAACTCTTTTCTGAATTCCGAGATATATTGCTGAGTGGTTTGTTCCGTTCCGCTAATGATAACCTTAAAGATCTCTTTGAGTTTGGTACGGACAACCATAGGTGTAGAAGACTTGATAGCCTCAATGCCCATGATCTTAAGTTTAGGTTCAGCATATTGAACACCTTCGTTGTTGTGTACGTTTAGAATGTATCTCTTCTTAGCAGTCCAGATACCACGGTTAGCGATAACCTCACGCTCCATAACCATACGTGGCATGTAAGCGTTCATATGAGTAAAGAGTTCTGAATAAGCAACTTCTAGCTTCTTGACGAAATGCTCTTCACATATCTTATCTAGACCTTTGACTGGATCCTTCAGACCTAGCTTATTGACAATATCATTGAAGGAAACATATAGAGAGTCGGTGTCAATTGCAATCACATAGTCTTCATCTTCTGTTTTGAGAATAGAATTCATCTCTTTGTTAACAGCCTTCTCTGCCCACATAATGGACAACTGACCAGACAATGTGATACCTTCTGCCATACGCAAATCATAGTAACGGAAGTATCTATTACCTAATGCGCCATACAAAGAGTTGAGTAAGATCTTAATAGCCATCTGTTGGTTTTCGAGATTGTTGATAAGTTTCTCGTCTTCAATAGAGCCTGTCTTCTCGAAACGTTTCTTGGCTTCAATCATCTTACCCTTAACAGATTTACGTTCTGCGTAGTAATCCACAATGATCTTTGGTAGAATACCTTGCTTGTCTTTACGGTACTGAGATCCGTTAGCCGCCACTGAGTATTCACTCGCTGCAGGGCTTCCGTTCAAGTAACGCTCAACCCCATGGTCTAACATACCGGGCATAAGTGTCTCAGGCGACATGTTATATTGTACAATTAAGTTAGGATACAGTGAAGCCAAGTCAAAAGATACTACCCAATCGTGAGAACCTACCATAGGATCTTTAACATAACCACCTGGGTAAGATGTCTTAGGATGATCTTGCATAGGTGGTACGATGATATTGTCTAGTGACAACTTTCTATAGATGATCGAGTCCCATATAGCAGTTGTACCAAATGTATCGGATACGTTAACACCACCACGATATGTCATAGTAAGAACTAGGGCAATCAACCCCATCTTCTCGTCAATTCTCTCCACAACTTGAACATCACGGATGTTATAGTCAATGAACTTTTGGTGATCATTCTTATACAACTCATGAAGAGATCCATGCTCCTCATAGGATAACTTACGTTCACCTAGAACTGTGTGTGCAATATGATCTAGAGCATAGGACTCTTGAGTTCCATAGCTATAGCCAAACTTCTTAAACAACTCCATATAGTCGGCTTGTTGAATACCAATAAGATCGTAGAACTGATGCTCTCTACCCATTATGGTTTTGTTACGATCATTAACCATCTTCCAAGGGGATAGTCGTTTAACTGCCGCAGGGCTTCCGATACGATACAGTCGATTTACTAGGTAAGGTATGTCAAAGAATTTGATGTTCCAACCTGTAATGATATCAGGTGTATTCTTCTCCCAATATGCAAGAAACTTTGTAAGCAACTCTTCTTCGCTTGCGCACTTTGTATATTGAATAAGGTCATCACCCATCTTAAGTTCTGACTTCTCGTGATCATAGTCATCAAGACCCCAAACACGATAGACACGAGACTTACTAGATTTTAAGGCAATTGAGATAACAGGAAACAATGCATCTTCTGGCTTAGGGAAACCTTCTTCAGAAGCAACCTCAATATCGAAGTTGACAATGTTTACATACTCTTTCTTAAACTTGATATCTGTGGGGAAACGCTCAGTGATAAACTGTGAGACATAGTTGTGATTTCCATAGATCTTGAATGCCTCAAGTTCTTTGTACTTGTCACGAAAGTCATTGGCTTCACGCATAGAAGGAAACCGTTTGGGCTGTAGAGGCCATCCATCAAGTCCACGGCAAGGTGGATTGTCTTTGTCTTGGGACGTAATATACAAAGTAGGTTCATACTTGATTCGCTTTTCTATAGCGGCACCGTTATCGTTGTAACCCCGATATAATAGCGAATTACCATACTTGTTGATAGATGTGTAAAATGACATTTAGAATCCTTCAGTTGTTAGTCACATTATATAATAGATTGACACAAATGTCAAATGAAAAAGGGGCTGTTAAGCCCCTCTTTATCTTTATAGATCTTTACTATCCGTTAGCATGAGATACTTAGCTTCTTCGTAATAGCCCATTCTATGCAATTCGGATGCGGCACGAGCCTTACCTACTGATAGAAAGAAGCCGTTAAAGCCACTAAATAACCCACTCAATGGGGCATTGACGAAGTTTAGAATTGCTGTAGACATTATACTGATCCTTTTAAGTTTGCGTTTACTTCAACTGCTTCGACAAATTCGTCACTGAAGTTGATACGGTTCTTTAAATGATCAATGTGTCCATGAGCCATACCGTAAATATCACCTCTACACAAACCAATATCTTGTAGGTCTGCATTACTTAGTTTGTTCAACTCATTAATAGTTTTACGCACTAGAGATTTATGTTTATGATGTGCTCTCAGAGATCTGAAAGTTTCTAAAATTGTTTCGATTGCCCGAATCGAAAAGCTATGGGCTGTTAGTATGTGTTGCATTAGGTTTATCCTCTGAACCAATATTGATTTTACGAGGACGCTGATCTTCTGGGATGATAAACTTCAATTGAATTGCTAGAATACCGTCTTGAATATCGGCTCCGTGCACTTGCACGTGTTCTGATAGCCTAAAGGTGCGTTTGAACTTCTTAGTGGAAATACCACGGTGAACGTATTCACGACCTTTTGTTTTGTGTTCTCCAGTTACAGTTAATGTCCGTTCATGCAACTCAATGTCAATTCCCTCTTTACTGAAACCTGCGACTGCTAACTCAATAAGATAGTCACTCTCAGATGTCTTGAGGATATTGTGAGGTGGGTAATGATCATGGGCATGTTTGGTAACATGATCCAATTCTTTAAAAAGGTGATCAAAGCCTACGAATGCGGCGGATGGAAATAGCCCTGTGGCTGTAGTTTTGCTTATCATAATAGTTTCTCCTGTAAAGCAAGAAGGGGTTAGTAGCCAGATCATCTGCACTACGCCCTTATTTAGTCATTTGTTAATTTTTACTTATTGCCTATGTTGTACTTGGGACATAGTTCCCACTTCACCTTCTCTTTGAAGGGAATGATTTTAATCTGTCTTAATGCCGCCAGTGGTTCTACATTCTGACCAGATACAATTGTAACCAAACCCCAATCGGACATTAGAGTTGCAATTGTATTACGTCTAGCCAGATCGTTCTCTTCCAAGTTTGACTTCTTACCATCTAGTAAGAACAGTTCCTTGAAGTGTACGATAAAGTATCTACCCTGTTTGTGCAGAATATGACAAGATTGAAATAGTTTGTTATCTTTCCTACTAGCTACACCGATACGAGTCAACGTTTCCCTAATCTTAAGGAAGTCATCTGGTTCATTTAGAGTGATTTCAAGCATATGCTTGGGGTTCCACTCCACAATCTTAGTTTCTTCGTTTTCCACCCTTATTCACCTTATTCTTTATTATAGTTAATTTCTCAGGTGACAATAGAGTCAAAGCTTGTCGGGCTAGTTCGTTATTATACCCATAATATTCCTTGACAGCATCAATATCACTTTCAGTGGACGGTTTCGTCCATTTAGAGAAACGTTTCCGTTTCCTGATGATATTTATAAGAAAATCAAATTGTAGTTTGCTGTCTAGGTGGTGATAGAAGTTCATTTCATTAGCCGCACGAACTGTGTCTGGAAAGTAACTTAATGATCTATTGATCATAAAAGAAGAATATGACTTCTCGGTCATATCATCAATCATAATGTTCTTTTTGCTATGATTTATAGCAGTTGTGAAATCAAAAGGACTTAAAGCTTTACTCATCTATACCACCGTCCATACCAGGCCATTCTATCCGTTCCATTCTATCAGTTAACTTAGATTCAGTCAAGTCTGTAGAATGTCCTTGTTGAACATCTTTACCTTTATAATATAACTGTGGATAAGTCTTGTGACCATTAGGTAGTGGATGATTGTTTAAGATCTCATAATCCACACCCCAAGTGTCAAGTTTCTCTTGAAGCATATGACAATACACGCAACGATCTTTGGTAAATAGTACAAGTTTCATTATGTAAACTCCACGTTAGCCATAATCTCAGTCATACATGCAACAACGTTTAGTTCATGATCTGCGACAAAGGCATTCTTGTATTGATAATCAGCTAGGATCAATACTAATTGAGGGATTGATTGTGGTGCTACCTTCTCTGACATAGAGTCGTAAATACCACGAAAGATAGCTGAAGCATCAACATCAATATTGTTAACTACCCATGTACGCATCTTCTTAAAGTTCTTAGTCTTCAGATGATCTAAGAGATCGTTATACTGATTACTAGTACCCACCATGCGAGTGCCAACAACCAAGTGCCCGCTTGTTCCAGATCTTTGGGCTTCGTTGAGTATACGCCGCCAATCGGGAGCGTGTTTAAGTATAATCTCTGCCGCTTCTTTTGTTTCATATGTTACACCTTCGGTCTTCAATATGCTACAAAGACGCTTTAGGAAACCTTCTGCCAACCCTGCCATTTGTTTCTTAGTTGTATTAAATTCATACACACCACAACGTGAGTGTAGGGGTTCGATGATACGGTTCTTGAAGTTACACGTCAGAATGAACCGACAATTATTCGAGAACTCTTCTATAAAACCACGCAATGCTGGTTGCGTAGATTGTGGGTTTAAATAGTCAGCCTCATCTAGAATAACAACTTTGTAGCCACCTTGCAATGATACAGACGAAGCAAATTGCTTAATCTTACCACGCAAGGTTTCAATGTTACCTTCTTCAGATCCATTAACTAAAATGTAATCTAAGTCTAGTTCATTACATAGTGCTTTAGCTACAGTTGTCTTACCTAGACCTGCTGTACCAGTGAAGAGCATATTAGGAACTTCACCGCTTTCAACAATACCTTTGAAGGTATTCTTTAGGTCTTTTGGTAGGATAGTATCTTCTATAGTCTTTGGGCGATACTTCTCTACCCATAAAAAGTCTTTTGACATTCACAGTCTCCATGATCAAGATTTCATTATATAATAGTTTGGAGTGGTTGTAAACATCAGTTTACGAAGTGCCTTCCTTTGCTTCAAATGCTTCAGACATAGAAATAGCTTGAATAGATTGATCACGTAGTGTTCCAATCGTTGATAGCTCTTCTCCACGGAAACCGCCACGTTGAACAATAGCATCAATAACAGCAACGGTACTTCGACCAATTTGAGCCATCAATTGATAAGCTTGTGCATGTTCATTGGGTGTTGGGGTTGGGGTATTTTTACTCATCATTAAACTCCGTATGTTGATGTTTTTTCAAATGCAATCCAATAAGAGAGACCAAGCTCTTTATTATTGAAGTGCGATATGTTTCTTGTTGAAATGGATACTTCATAGTCTCCTGGGATTATCCGTAGGTTAGCAATAGTAACAATGAAGTTAAATGTAGCACTAGGGTCAAAATCACCAACTATGTCAATAGAATATGCATTGGAAGTAGCATTTTTACCATCTACTACAGACAGTGTAAGAACACCATTAGAACCAGTGATTGATAGTTCAGTATGACCTAATGCAGATGCGGCACGTTTAATGCGACCTAATGTATCTGCATCTAATGTAAAGTTTACATCACCCCTTGGCATATTCACGTTCCTACGTGGTTTAGTCAACATCTCAGGATCTGAGTAGAAGTACTTGATCTTACTCCTACCAGACGAATCACTGACTGTAAGATAGTCATCAGAGAAATCTAGGTTAGGTGTATCGACTAGAGATAGCACCCCAAGAAATGAGTTTAAGTCATAGATCCCAAATGTAGTGGGGAAGTCTTCAACGATTTGTGCAGAAGACAAGATGTTAGTTGCTTCCGAAATTGTTCGGATTGTATTACCTTGCTCAATCACCATGTTGGAATTGATTCCTGCATAGTTCTTTAAGATAGATAAAGTAGTTTCAGATAGTTCCATAGTATGGACTCCATAGTTATAATGTAATAAGTATAGCCCAAGTAGAGCTATATGTCAAGTGTTTACTTCATCTTACTGAAGTTTTTGTCCTTAAAGAAGGTAACCTTCCGTTCGAACTTTCCGTCTAAGATCTCGCCTTTATGTGAGATAACGAATACATTTGTTTCGTCTCCAAGACTATATATGATCTTCATTAGATTGTCAACCCCCTCATGATCTAACGAACTATCAAATGTTTCGTCAAGAACCAATAGGTTAGTGGACACAGAATTCTTCATCTTAGCAATCATACGCCAAGTGAATAGTAGTGCTAGGTCAATACGTTGCTTCTCACCTTCAGAGAACGAATCGTATGAGAATGTATCACGATGTCTTGATCGAATAGTCTCATGAAAGTTCTCATCCAAGTTAAAGTGTACAAAGAAGTCTAGTGTTTGTAGATATTGATTAACTAGGTTATTGATGATAGGTAAGTATTGTTTAATGATCTTAGTTTTAATACCAGTATCTTTAAGCATCTCACTCATAGCAATGTTGTATGCTAACGATTCATTATCCACCATACGTGTCTCAAATGCACTCTCACGATCATCATGTAGTGTTTGTAGTACATCACGTTCTTTAGAGATGTCTCCATCCTTACCACGAATAACTTCCATGTTAGCTATAAGATCTCCGATATGCGACTGTAATCTAGAGATCTCACGATTGTTTGAATTACTCTCATTTGTTTTCAAAGCAATTGTCTGAACCTTTTCATTCAGATCTTTAAGCTTCTCTTCAATGATACGTGCCTCATCGTTAGCCTTATTCAAGCCCTCTTTAAGTTCAATTGCACGTGCTTTAGCTTTCTTAAGTTTATCACCTTTAAGATCCGCATCAATATCCTGTTCGCATGTAGGGCAGTTATCGTTATTATCAAAGAACTTTGCCTCATCACATACTGTCTTAATCTTCTGTGAAATAGTTGCTTGGAAATGTAACAGTTTTGTTTTGGTGTCGTTAGCAGTTCCTAGATTGTCATGTAGGCCATCAGATAAAGCTTCTATATCTTTACCAAGTTTTTCATTCTCTTCCTGTAGCATCATAATACTCTCACGAGACATATCAATCTGTTCTTCATTCTGAGTAATCTGTTCACCACTAAGGTTTTCAACTTCTCGTATATACTTCTTCTGTAAATCAATCTTCTCTTGAAATAGATCAATCTCAAATGTAGTCTCACGGATGTTATCTTTGAGCAATGCATTCTTTTCTTTAATCAGACCATTCATCTTAGAGAATACACCAATATCCAAAAGATCTTCAATTACTTCACGGCGATGTGGTGAAGACAATTGCATGAATGGTACAAAAGATGATGAACCAAGTACTACAATCTGATGGAACGATTTGTGATTAAGTTTAAGAATGTTCTGTTCAAGTATCTTTTGGTACTCACGTGAATGGGATGCTTGGTTGAGCATATGCCCATCCTTGTAGATCTCAAACACATTAGGTTTAGCACCACGAATAACTTTCCACTCAACTTTACCAATAGAGAACTCTACCTCAACCATACAGTCTTTCTTGTTGATTGAGTTTACTAGTTGTCCTTTAGAGATATTACGATGTGGTTTACCAAACAAAGCAAAAGAGATACCGTCTAGCATTGTAGACTTACCTGCACCATTGTGACCAAGAACTAGAGTAGATTTAGTCTTAACAAAGTCAACAGTAGTCCAGTTGTTACCAGAAGATAATAGGTTCTTATACTTAAGTGTTTTAAATATGATCATGCTACGCCTATCATCTCAACTTCTGCTTCGGTTTCAATCCATAGTTTAGCACCACAAGGTCTAGGTGCATCTGGACGATAAACCATCTTAGATGTACCTTTAATGTCAACTTCCATACAATATGTAATGTTACGACCCTGTTCTACTCTTACAACAGGTTTCTTCTCGTCACGTTTAGCGTTACGTTGAATAATGTTTCTGTTAATGTGTATAATAGTTGTCATACAATTTCCAATGCTTGAGCCTCAGTAAATAGATCCCTCATGCCCATCTTTAGTCTATCTTTGTCAAGATCTGTCTCAACATTTTCGATATACGTCTCTAGCAACACAGAAGTCTCTTCCACTGATATGCCTTCGTCTGAAACTTCATCACCAAGAAACTCAACAAAGTTCTCAGCAATCTTCAGTTCATGAATCGGTCTATTTTGTATTCTATCAACAAATCGATCAAATGTAAAGAGGTCAAGTTTGTTTATTACAACAATCTTTACAAACTTATTGTCTACCTGTGATAGATCAAAGTCATCGAAGTTTTCCTTGGTATCGTCATAGTATATGCGATGAAACAGCGTATGGGGATTGCGTATCTCTGTAATCTCACGTGTCTCAGTGTCTAATGTATGGAAATACTTATTGTCATGAGCATCAGACCATGTGAATTCTAACTGTGATCCAAGGTAATGAATGTTCTCCTGATTCGATTTTGTGTGGAAGTGTCCAGACATAACCATCTCAAACCTTGAGAATAGAGCAGGATCCATACCTTTAGGGTTTACTACACCCTTCATCATATCAAAACCTTGTAGCTCTAAGTGACCGCCAAGTATATCAGCTTTACAGTTTGCAATAAAGTCTAGACTTTCCGCTTCATTCTCATCACAAATCCAAGGCAACA